TTTCTTCAAGAACTTATCCCGAGGGAAGATCGAAGTGTATATACTGTGCTCCCAAGCTAGAGCGGCAGGCGACACGTGCATGTCAAATTTGGTGGCATCCAATCCTATAGCCACCGGGTCCTTAAAACTACGCCATTTCCCACGAGCAATGTTTCCTATTTCATCAACATTAAAGCCCTTCATCACTGTGGGACCATCCCCGTACACGCGACGAATCGCATCATACAACTTGTGCTCAACAGCCTTAATGTACCGACCAAACGATAGATTGTAAGCTGGATCACGAGGTTGGATGCAACGCGGCGCTTTCTCAGGGTTGACTAGCTCCATCTTAACAAAGATGATGGAGCGTGCGTCGTTTCTACTCAAACCGATCTGGGTTAACTTTCGCATCGCGTTCTCATATATCGTGCGTCGACGACCAGAGTACGTCTCCAATACTTGATTGAAGGAAAACTTGGTGGTTTCTCGCATGTTATCCAATAACGCTGTTTTGAACTCAGTCAACCGCTCCGCGAACAGACCCTTGTCCACGGGAGGCGGAGCTACGTACTCACTGCCCACTTTGCAATAATACATTCGTGTCAGCAAGGCGCACTCCAATGTGCTGATGTCTGCATTGTTGACGCCCAGGTCGAGGTTACCAGACAACTCCGAAATGGAGTATAACCTACGGGCTTTGACTGTCTCCTTAGCGTGTCGGTTGACGTGCAGTCTGGGGTCACTCAGATGTGTAGAGTGACTCACACCGTCAACCACGCCAAGGCCCCCTCACACGCCGGCCCGCACGCGACTAGCGCCGCGGCGAGCAAACGGGTTGAAGACCTTTGCAAACAACTCCTTCCATGCGTTCTTGGGTCCAGCATCGGCAACCTCAGCTCGAAGTGAGCTAACGCTGACTGACGCCAGGACCTTAGCGCCTAGCAAGTCATTCTCATCCGGAACAAACACACCAGCAACAACCAACTCAATGGCATTGCGGATGTGTGAGGGACGTACACCGTGCTTCATCATGATGTTGTTACCCATGCGGCGCACAACCAATAAATTGGCCGCATTAGCAGCAGGGCATCCTAGTCGGTTCTTGATCTCGCTCACCACGGAACCAACATAGTCACGATTGTTGTGCGGTAACCTCCTATGGCGGGCCACCTCGACCACATCTTGACAGACGCGGTAGACACTGGAAGGCCCCTCAACCACAGGCAAGTTTTCTTGCACGTCCTGTTCCTGCTGTGGCGGCGCCTCAACTCGCGCCACCATAGCCTGTTCAGTAACGTCATTCACCACCTGAGCACATTCGATGGTGCCGATAGTGATCGGCTGACGATAATATTTTCCACCAACAACCAAGTCACACTGGATGTCTCCAAACATGATTGGTGTGATGTCCACACTAGGTGGTGGCACTACTGGCTCAGCGTCCCCGGCTCTAGGGAATTGGACCCGTGTGGTCACAATTTTTACTGGCTGTTCATCTTTCTTCTCCTCAGCAACGTTATCAACCTTGATCACTTCACTCGGTTGTTTTGTCACATGTCGGACTACTGGGTCATGGGTGTAAAGCACCATATCTTCTGCCAGCTGGTCAGGGTTGCGACGCACTGCACGTACGAGGGAGACAACCTCCTCGTCGTCAACAATGCGACAGCATATCCAGCGTGACAAGGTGTCTAAAAGCGTCATGTTCACGTGATG